TAGGCACACTGTTTGTTCTTTCCGTAACTGTGATAACGCGTTGTCTATGGTACAAAATATTCCTGTTCGACCGACTCCTTCGGCGCAGGGACCACTATCGGTCCTAATTTAAAGCCTGCTGCTTGTGTCAACTCTTTTCGTTTTTTGTTCATCTGCAATATTAGATCTAGAATTTGCACCGGGCTGATGGGATTACCGACATCAGGCCAATCAGTGTACCAAAAGTGATGGATCTCCCGTGAAGCATCAGTGCACACATCAGTAAGTCGTAATCGTGTCTTGGTAAAACTTGACTCTTTTATAATTTCTAGGGTTCTTATAACATATCTTCCAAATATCTCCATACCTTCCTCTGCATTGAGCCAATATTCATGGCACACGAAACCTCCTTTATCTGTTTTCGTTAATGAAACAATAATATGAGATTCTTGCTCTAAAACCATCCTCCAAAAATGTTCACACGTGTTTTTCTTCGGAGTTTGGCAGCAAATAAATTTTCTTTTCTCCTTAAATCCGTTAACAAAGTTGGCATGTATGTAAGTTGAAGGTATTTCCGTTGGTGTTAGGGTTATATGTGATGGATCTGTATGGTCATAATTATATTTTGCACTAGGTGGTATTAAAATTACTCGAGAGTGATCCCAACAGGGTATCTCGTTGTACCGATTCTTTAGAGAATTTTGCGGTTTTGAAAAATTAACAAAGGTACCTGGTAGTTGTACGGCCAGAACTTTGTCGTGCTCCTTTTTAATGAGTTTCGAGAAGTCCGGCCAACCTGTTATCTGCAGAAAGTCATCAATGCTGAGTGTCTTGAAGCTTTGATTCCCCATCTTGGTTGCAACGAGCTGGTGAATATCGGACGTGGGTTCGAGACTTGCTACCACGGCTAGGCAGTCTATACTAAACTCATACCCGTCTAACACTATTCTATTTATGCTGTTTCAAATTTTCGTCATGAAGTAATTGATATTCAAATTAGCAAACAATAGTAATATGGTCATCCTTTGAATCACTTCTTCAAGTATTGCTTACGTAGTCACATGGGATACTTCATTTCCTAAAGAAGTTTATCGTTTATTAGCATCTGTCTTGAATTGTAATACCTAGTAATGATTACATCCAACGTCTGTTAAGAATCCATAACTATACTTTTAGTGGTGCTCCAAACAAAGTATCTATAAATCAAGTATTCCAATAATAACTGTTTCCTGTTGGACATCAAAAATTCATCAGGAGTAGAGATAAACGGCTATCTGGTAGGTCCTATTATCAAGCCATGCATATGACATAAAGTTTGTCCGCAAAAATACTTGAGTAGAGGACCCTGGTATTTTTTCTATATTGTTCTTACTGCGAAAGTCTTATTTACACTCAGAATTTATTAACTAAACATTTTTATTGGTAATGCGATGAGCATAGTAGAGAGTAATAGTTGATCTTAATGACTAGGATCTTGGAAACATAAAATAAGTAATTATGATTTCAACTCAGGTTGCATCAGGATATTTCTTAAATAACTAGTGTGACTAGAATTTCATAGACCTTACAGATCTATTTATCATATTTATAGCACCCTCAACCTCTTTCTCTGTGAATTAAGGGTTTCTGGCTCCAAAGTTATAGCGTCCAGGTTCAGTTGATTGGCAGCTATATCTTTGACTTCTGTATTTTCAGCACTGTCTGCGGTAGGCACACTGTTTGTTCTTTCCGTAATTGTGATAACGCGTTGTCTATGGTACAAAACGTTCCTGTCCGACCAATTCCTGCAGAGCAGTGGACCACTATCGGTCCCGGTTGAGAGTCTGCTGTCTTTTTCATCTCTTTTCGTTTTTGGTTCACTTTTGATATTAGATTTAATATTTCCGCCGGATTGGTAGGATTACCGTAGTCGGACCAATGAGGATACCAAAAGTGATGGATCTCCCGTGAAGTATCACTGCTCACATCAGTGAGTCGCAATCGTGTTCTGGTAAAACTAGACTCTTCTATAATTTCAAGGGTTTTTACAACATATCTTCCAAATGCTAGTTCATAATCCTCTTCTTTGACCCAATATTCATAACACACTTGATCTTCATCATCTGTTTCCGTTAGGGACACAATAATACAAGATTCTTGCTCTAAAACCATCCTCCAAAAGTCTTCACACGAGTTTTTCTTCGGACCTTGGCTGCAAATAAATTTATTTATCTCCATAAATCCATCAACACAGTTCGCATGTATGTAAGTTGATGCTATTTCTGCAGATCTCGTGGTTATATGTGATAAATCCCAATCTTCATCATCATATATCGCACTCAGCGGGCTTAAAATGACTCTAAAAAGATCCCAACACGGAACATCGTCATACCGATTCTTTGATGAATTTTCGTGTCTTGAAAAATTAGCAAAAGTAGCTGGTAATTGTACAGCCAAAACCTGGGCGTGCTCTTTTTCAACTTGATTATCAATAAACAAAAGCTTGCCCTAAACAGACTAGTTTTTCCTGTTATTCCTAAGCAAACATCTGTAAATAGAATATTCCAATACTCATTTCCTGCTTAGCATTAGAAATGTATTAGAATACCGTTCTATTACTGCTAAAATAGATGCATCCTTTGTTTACTCTATAAATAATTAATTCAAAATTTTAGTTCATTCTTTAAAAAGCTATAAAATTTGAATTTTATTCGTATTTAAGTTTTAATCAGCGCCTCTATTAGAAATAATTAAACCATCAGATAAATTCGGGTGGCTATAACTATTTACAATATTATTAACCTCTTGACCTTATTCGCTGATATAAATTTCGGTACCAGGTACTGTTAGTTGACTTATTATTATTTACGAGTTTTCGGTCGTTGTTGAAAATTTCTTTTTGAAGTGCATTGCTAGTAGGCTCTCTCGATTTTGTTTGATATCTCCATAGAATCTGTGTTTGATACGACTAGGGACGATTGCCTAGTAGAAAATTTCGTTTTAGCAGGGTATTTGGATTTCCGACCCAATGAAAATTTATGATTGATGACATATAGGCATTTCCATTATTAGAACTGATTATCTGGCGAGATTAAATTCTATCAGGATCATATTGAACTGAGTAGAATAGTTTCAGGACTAGGCTTCATGAAATAACACGCAGGGTTAAATTGCGCAGTATGATTTATATTTATTACAAAATACCTATATTTATTAACACGAACAATGTTATCATTTATGCCTATAAATGTATATTCTGCGGTGGTCTGTTTTCCCTCATTAGTGTTAAAGTAATGGAAATCCCAGTTTATCAAGCATTTAATGAAAAACAAACCTTATTGCAAGTATATATGGTCTATATTTCAATTAACAATAAATTTAATTAAAACTTTTCCTGCAGTTAGATAAACTATCCAAAGTTAAAATAACGTTAATTGTATTTTAACCCGATGAGTTATTATTTACAAGTAAAGTTCAATCGGTCGCGAGACCTCAACTAGTAATGGTGACTTCAAAGGTAAGTACAAAATATGTTTTTAATAAATTTCAATATTAACCGAGATATGAGTGGAATCTCACCGTTTATATATTTAGTTATCTAGTGTTTAAAATATTTTAAATTTTTCCAGGTTTATTGAGAAGCTAGAAACTAAAAATGGGGTCATATGAGCAAGAAGGACCTGATTGGATTAGATTGGACGATCCATTCTTTTTGACCGTGCAATGGGAATTTGTCAGCACAATAGACTGGCTCATAACAGTATTGCCAGTACGAGAACCGAAAGACTCAGCAGGAAAAACACTTTCTATTCTCGAGGTTTGTGTTTAAAGTTTTTATCTCAGTTCAGGCGAACTTTGCTGACCTAGGGTGATGTTAATTTCTCTATGTATTTCTTTTTCAGTATTTTCTATCCATGGACGAGGAGAAGTTCCGGGTCTTGCTAAAACACTGTCCACCATGGACGAAGCAGCACCTGATGGAAGCCCGGAGTCGGCGTTTGCAGAGGCGGTATAGCAGAATAATTAACTCGATCGTACAGGAATCTGACTTGGAATTGGAATAGATTTAAGACTAAATTAAACATATTATAATTTTGTATACATTTTAAGAATAAATCGATTAAATCAAATTACATCTATTCTTTGGTGCGCATTAAAATTATCTATACAAGTACACTGGATAAATCTATTTATATATTTTTGAACAGCTGCCTTAACATTTAATTATAAACGAAATTAAGTCTGTAATTATCTAGATTAACTTGTACCTAATAATTGAGAAAAATGAACAATCACAGTTATAATTACACATGTTAATTTTGGGTTAAGTTTATTAAATTATAACAAATGTCAGGTTTTTTATCACTATCACGTGTGCTCGAAGGAAGCTTACATTTTTTTCGATCTTTCTTCAAAAATTTTCATCATTTTACGATCTTCCATCTTGCAAGCGAGATCATATGGCGTCTCTTTTCCAAAGTTTTCAACTTTTACATCGATACCCGGCGCCTGACAAAGCCATTCAGCGAGAGCGTAATTTTTTTTATTTACACATATGTGAAGTGGCGTGAGGCCTGCGAGTCCTTCTTGTCCGTTTATGTCAGCTCCAAGTTGTAAAACAATATTCATCATGTCTATTGAACATGAGACGTTAGATGTTGCTATTATATGGGTGCACTGGGCACCCTTATAGTCACGTATGTTCAGTATTCTGGGATGTGATTCATCTAGCATTCCTGCAGCTCGCCAAAGAAGAGCTATTGAATTTGCTTGACAAGCCTCGTGGAAATACGTACCCCCCGACCCATTTCTGGCACTTAACATTTCGTAAAGATTATAATCTCTCATTTTAAAAGTATCACCAAAATCACTTTTGAATAAAAGCACGTTACTTGTGGCCCAGTGGAACGAACGAACTAGTCTGAGAAATCGCTTCCAATACTGGACGTATATATAGTATCGCATCATCGGGACCGAAATGGAATAACAATGTCACAGGTTAAATAAGCATCCAATTGATAATCGAGACGGTTAACAATTAGGTTTTTCCGGGACTTGTTATTGACAACAATAGGGTACTGTGTTCTCCATAAGACTTTATTTGTCGTTTGATAAAAATAATGAACCACTTAACGGAAACGTAATGGAAAGTTACTGGTTTTTTTTTTATTTCATTAATAGATATAGTCAGTTCGTCATAAAAAAAAGGAATCAGTACAATGGAGACTGGAAGTTTTCATAAATCTTAATAAATAACATATTTATGTAAATAAAATAAACTAGAGGAGGTCACCCGCTAATTACTCTTAGTACCTAAAGAGCTAAAAAAAAAATTAGGTGATTGCTACATTTATACAAATTCAAGCTGTGAAACCAGTTAATAAAAAAATTTTTTTTTTATTTCTCTTATTAAAGCATATCTCACTGCTTTGTAACAGAATGCATACTGTTCAGGAAGAAACACACTTGAATGTCTTTGCTTCCGTATTTTCAGCACTGTCTGCGGTAGGCACACTGTTTGTTCTTTCCGTAATTGTGATAACGCGTTGTCTATGGTACAAAACGTTCCTGTCCGACCAATTCCTGCAGAGCAGTGGACCACTATCGGTCCCGGTTGAGAGTCTGCTGTCTTTTTCATCTCTTTTCGTTTTTGGTTCACTTTTGATATTAGATTTAATATTTCCGCCGGATTGGTAGGATTACCGTAGTCGGACCAATGAGGATACCAAAAGTGATGGATCTCCCGTGAAGTATCACTGCTCACATCAGTGAGTCGCAATCGTGTTCTGGTAAAACTAGACTCTTCTATAATTTCAAGGGTTTTTACAACATATCTTCCAAATGCTAGTTCATAATCCTCTTCTTTGACCCAATATTCATAACACACTTGATCTTCATCATCTGTTTCCGTTAGGGACACAATAACACTAGAATTATGTTCTGACACCATTTTCCAGAAGTCACCACTCGTGCTTTCTTTCGGGCCCTGACAGCAGATAAATTTATTTGCTTCTTTGAAACCATTTACGAAGCTGGCATGTATATAAGTTGAGTCGCTGTCTTGAGATGTAACGATTATTTTCTTCCCATCGGAATCTCCATAATCATACATTTTACTTCCGTGAGAGCTTAAAACCACTCGGGAGTTATCCCAACACGTTACATCATGATACCGATTCTTCCTTAAATTTTCTGGCTTTAAAAAATGATTGACAGTACCTGATATGGGGATATCCATTACTTGTGCGTGTTCCAGTCTGACAAATTCCCAAAAGTTTGCTTTATTTGTTTTATCAAAAAAATCAAAAACGTTAAAGATTTCGAAACAATAGCCTGGCATAGCGATAAACACTAGTTCTACTAATTACAGGATAAATGTAGATTTTGTTGTCACTGTTATCTTACTAAAAATGAACATATTTTTTTAATGCGACGTCTTTTATACTGACGTAGTGTTATTAATTCGGAGCCAATTCCAAGAAAAAACGTCTCTAAATTTGTCAGTTCAAAATAATGCTATGATAAAGCACTTAAACAGATAATGAGATTTGCGTGTTTAACTAAACTAGGAATAGTAGCCGGACACGCAAGCACGCCAACAGAATAATAAACGTGAACCATAAAAATAATGAATACCTCATTAAGGGATAACAAAAGTTACTATTTTTGAGCGCTTTAAAAAACTTATTATATTAAAGGTATTCATTTTTCGGATCTGTAACCTAATAATACCTAAGTATTTTAATGGTGTTTAAACAATATGTACCTAGAGATAAATAGTATTCTTTTTTTAAACCGCCTGAAATATCTCCCCCTGTCTTAAATTAAATTATAAATATAAATAATTCTACGAATTCTGGGTTTCTAATTTATATACAATATTACCGTAAGATCGTAAATATTTGAGTAGTTTTTTATAGCTTTTGGCGCAGATGATATCATGAGAGCACTATAAAATCCCTATCCAACTGCGTATAAAGTTTCGGACGATTTTCCTCATCCAAAAATAGCTCGAATGATAATATTGCAATAAATTTCAATCAACCAGCCCAGCTCGCATTGCCTGTAGTAAACATATTAGAATTTTGTTTGTCAAATTTTGCATGACAGTAGTATGTTCACTACTGGACACTGTTATCAGTAATTCGGTTAGCAACTGGGAAAGTTAGGAGTTTATTATCGTCATCCAATATATGGCTATGTGCGCACTTTGTATGACTAAATATTATCGGTGGTTCGATTTGCGGTTTACCTTATAGCAGGACAAAGGAATGCCAGTTATTAGCTAACAATCCCTATATTTAGTAATCTATCCTACTGAATTACTCTATAAAAGGCAATGTGGAATGAACAACGCCATCAGTCATTGTGCGACAAGTACGAAGGGAACGTTTATTAAAAATAAAGTGAAAGTTTTATTGCAAATTTAAAGAGTAATTGGTGTGAATAAATTAAAAATGAGTCGATGCAAATTCAGGAGTCTGAACTATTCAGAGTTTTTGAATTTAGTGGAAAAAAGTGATTTTGAAGAGGTGGTTACGCGAGAACACGAGAAAATTATGGCCCAGAAAGTAGACGGCACCTTCAACGAATCTATGAAGCTTGAAAATCGAAAATTGAACAGGTATCTAGACATGTTATGTTTTGATCACACTAGAGTGACGTTGCCTGCTGAAAAAAATAGAGGAGACTATATAAATGCGAATTATGTAGACGGCTATGAATACAAAAAAAAGTTTATTTGTACTCAGGCACCGTTGCAGCAGACAGCCTACGACTTCTGGAGAACAGTGTGGATGCATCATACTCGAATAATTGTAATGATGTGCAAGAAAAAGGAAAATAGAAAACAGTGTTTTGCATATTGGAACGACATCGAAGGCGGCGATATTGTATTTGGAAAATTTAAAATAACAACCACCCAAATAGAAACTCACTTAAGTTACATCGAGACCACTCTGCTTGTGACTGATGGGACCTCAGCTATTCAAGAAGTCACGCATTTTGTTTTTACCCAGTGGCCTGACTATGGTGTACCTAATGATGTAATGAATCTATTGAATTTCATTTTAACTGTGAAAAGTGCCCAAAAAGATGTTATTAGACAACTAGCTCAGGAACGTTTCAAAATTGGTGACAATCCACCACCGATAGTCGTCCACTGCAGCGCTGGTGTTGGCAGAACAGGTGCATATTGTCTGCTTGATAGTGCGATATCAGAATTTGATGCTTGTGCTACCATTTCTATTCCATCAACCCTTATCAACATTAGAAATCAAAGATACTACTGTATTTTCATTTTGCCTCAATACTTTTTCTGTTACCGGGTGATGGAACGTTATGTAAATTTAACTGTAAACAAGGTGTCAAAAAAACTCATTGCAAATGTAGCCACTGCTTTATTTAATAAAGTTCTTCATCTAAAAGATAACTAGTACTAAAAATAACATAGAGAAGACAAGTATAATATAAAACTTTAAAAATTAGTGGAAACACATTACTTTTGTATGTTAGAAATAACTTGATTATTTTTCCAATAGTACTTATTTCTAGGCACTTTTCTTAATTATTAGTACAACTTATAATCTTAATAAAGTAAAAAAACGTTAATTAATAAGTTCTTATGTTAATAGGGTTAGTTAGATTATTCTAAGAGTGTTTATTTTCAGAGAATCACCTAGATATTTGTACAATGATTTTATAAGTAAAGCCATATTTTAAATTAATTATATACACATAATGCATGTATCATAGCTTTAGTCTGATAAAGAAAAATTATATTTAGCTTGTTACAGGAAAAAGTTGTCTTATTTGTTACTTGATGTTCATTATATAAATCAATATATTATTACTGAATAAAATAAGCTGTCAAGTGCCACTTAAAAATTATGTTTCTGAAATTTGGCTAAATAAGTAACTAACAATAATAAAAAACTAGGGTTCCTTCAAACTTATGGTCATCATACAATCTTCGATTAAAAAATGTCACTAACGATGTTAAATGTCCATATGAATAACATCTACTTATTATTAAATGAATGTTTGTTGTGAGATTTTCCAAAATAAAAGTTTATAGCTGCAACCTTGTCTTGGAATGCAGAGAATATCTCCAAATTACAATACATAAAAGTTTTTAAATTTAGAATAGCCTCACATAATACACGGTAACAAATTTCATACTCTACCCAATTCATGATACTTGAATGTCTTTTCTTCCGAATATTTAGCACTGTCTGCGGGAGCGACACTGTTTTTTCTTCTCGCACTTGTGATAACGCATTATATATAGTACAGAATATTCCCGTCCAGCTCACTATTTTAGAGCAGTGAATCACTATTGGTCCAGATCCTGTTGTGTTCATCAATTCTTCTCGTTTCTGGTCCACATGGAATATTAGATTCAACAATTCCGGCGACATGATAGGCCAACCGTAATGGAGAGGAAAATTAGTGTACCAAAAGTGATGGATCTCCTGTGAGATATCATTGTTTGTATCCGTGAGTAGTAATCGCGATCTGGTGAAGACTTCCTCTTCAATAATTTCAAGGGTTTTTATGACATATTTTCCGAATACTTTTTCACGATATTTTTCATTGGCCCAATATTCATAGCAATATACTGCGTTGTCTACTTTCGTTAATGACACAATGATATGACAATTTTCCTGTAAAATCATCCTCCAGAAGTCTTCACACGTGTTTTCCATTGGACTTTGGGAGCAGATGAATTTATTTTTATCCTTAAATCCATCCACAAAGTTGGCATGTATGTAAGTTGATGTTATGTCATTATCATATGGGATTCCTTTACTGGGAGATTTTAAAATCACTCGAGACTCATCCCAGCATGGAAAAAGTGTAGATCGATTCTTTGATGAATTTTCGGGTCTTGAAAAATTAGCAATAGTACCTGGTAGTTTCACCTTCATAAGTTTGTGGTGCTCCTTCTTGATGAGATTCAATAAGTCCGGCCGCAATGTCAACTCCAGAAACTCGTCGATGCTAACTGTCTTGAAACTATGACGCCCCATTTCGGTTGCTAGTCTATATCAGAAACGGTTCTGAGACTTACGATCGCGATTGTTTGCTTTATACTAAATTCATACGAGTCACACGCGGCTTTTTATATTCGAATCTCAATTTGTCCGCTCGTATTATTATAATTTCTCATCAGTAAGCAAAGACAGTGAGCAATGACACTATGACCTCAAACTTCCCGATCTCCAAAATAGTGTAGCGTCAGTCCTTATCAGTCAAACAGTCGTAAAACTGAGTAATAAAATAATATAATAGCTGCTGATAATTAAATACAATAGTTTTCCTGTTACTCTTAAATAAGGTTTAGTTAATGAAACTTTACAATTATCATTTGTTGCTATGCATTAGAAATGTTTGAGAAATCGAACTAATACTAAATATCTAGCAGATTCTTTAGTTAGATTGTATATGTAACAAAAGTTTGTCCTTAAAAAGCTCTTGAGTAGAGGACACTAATTTTTTTTTCTATATTATCCTTACTACTAACATTTTATTTAATTTACGAATTAATCAAATAAAAATTATTATTTGTAACCCAATAAGAGTAGTAGTGAACAATAGTAAGTTTTTCGAAAATAGAATGTACCCATCTATGTCCGTTAAAAAATTAGGTAACCGGAATGAGGAAAAATGTTAAAAAAATATGTAAATCTGACATAAACTTGGACCACATTAATTAGCTTATCACTACTGTTTTTCGAAGATCGGAGCCGTCAGTCTGACCCAAAAGGTCATACAATATAAATGTCGTAGACACTTTGTGAAATTAGACATTTCATGATCTGTTTTGGCATTTCATAAAGTGTCTAACCATTTCATAAACTACAGACAGATCGTGTAACAGTCATTTCGTTACACGAAAGTGACTAAAATTTTTAGGCATTTCATGAAATGCAACAGGGCTTCAGACAGATCGTATAATATTACAGAACTACATGAAATGTCTAAGTTATTTAGACAGTTCATGAAATATCTAATTTCACAATGTGTCTGCAACATAAATACCAATCTTCACACTATACCTAATTACAATAAAATAAACGCAATTATTAAAACTACAAACTTACAAGTTAATAGCTGCATTGAGTTGCTTATCACATCACACATTACCACTTAATACAATATTTTTTCTATTAGGTCTGTTATTAAAGCATATCTCACTGCTTTGTAACAGAATGCATACTGTCCAATAAGAAAAACACTTGAATGTCTTTGCTTCCGTATTTTTAGCACCGTCTGAGG